GTAAACTTGTAATTCCATTCGAATTACCTCCTTGTGTTTTTTTGGAGGTCTTGACCTCCTACCTAGTAGCCTTGGGAGAAGGTCAAATCTGACGGTTTTCATATTCTTCTTGTAATTTCTTTGTGGCTCGCTTTAATTTCTGAGTAATGTTGTTTTCACTTACACCGATGGAACTGGCATATTCTCGAATCGACATACCTTCCATACGAACCGCGATAAACATATCTGCCCAATCTTGCTTTTTACCAAGAGCCTTACGTATCCATTGGTAAACTTCTTCACGTTCACTTTCTTGGATGCGTTCAATCTCCTGAGAGTTATCAGCGAAAGTATCCATGACATCTATTTCAACCTCATCATCTTTTCGATAAGGTGTCTTGGGATTACCAAGATGCCTATGGTAGCGACGCCAATGGTTGTATTCCTTGTTGTTCATGAGGTCGAACATTTCCTGTAGAGTCTCACAGCGTTTCACTTCTTCCTTCTTTTCAGGTTTTGCTTCTGCAAGACGTTGCTCATAGTCGATATCCAGCATGACGCTGTAATCTCCATCTGGAATTTCAATTGTGGTGTAGTTCTTGTGACCGTTTTTGATGTGATCTTCATATAAAACTCGTATTTTCATTTTGCATTCCTTTCCGTCCCGATAATGGGTGGCGGAATGCAAAAGAGCCTGCGGATAAGATGACCACAAATTTCGCTTGTCCAAAAAAAGAGCACACGAAATTACGGTGGGTGCATCTTCATTCCAAACACAGTCTTTGTCACTGTGTTCTGAACTCTTATGCATCCCGCCGTCCGTATGCGCAATAGGACTTTGAGACTGATAAATTTTAAGAGGGATTCCCCTCATCTATAATTGTAATCAGTCTCAAATAGTAAGTAAATTTCTGAATTTATCGATTACTATTAATAATAATCAGCTTTCAAAGGTTATTGTATTGATTACTAAAACTTGATATAATGAATAAACAATTATTTATTCGATTACTTGTTGATGTGATTTTATGTGTTTGTAGTATGAGGAGGAGGAAATTCTTATGTCTGAAATCGAAAATATTGCATTAGAAAATGAAAACTTTTTTAATTTAGGAAACGATTATTTTTCTCTAAAGGGCTATAGATGTTTTACAGGTGTTGATGTTGTTAATCTTTCTCCTGGTGAGATGAGACACACTTTGAAAATTCAATCTGATGAGCAAAATGAATTACATTATGCCTTTAGTGGTTCAAACGGTCTTTGTAGAACCACACCGATGGGATCAGTTAGAAAAGAAAACTTACTAAGTGCACTAATCTCTTTACCAAACGAAGTTGACAGCATACGAAGTTTTTTTGAGGAAAACGGTTTTTTCTTTCCTGTTAGTAAAACGGAATACGAGGAAGTCGATCTATATTCTTTGACTGAAGTTGTGAATCATATAAAGGCAACAGTTCTTCTCATGAGTGAGATTGAAGAACCTAATAGAAGCTATGAGAAAATACTATACCTAACTCTTTATCTACTTCTGTCTGAGCGAGTTTCTATCAAGTTAAATTCTATGAGCAAACCATATTCGACTTGTTATCATGGTTTCATTAAAACATTAGAAAAAGCCTCCTCAGTCCCCGAGATTGACGGCACTAAAGAAGGCTTTGAAAGTGAAACGTATATAATTACTGATTCAGTATATAAACCAACATATGATTTAAATATTGATGAGTATCAAGATATTATTTCTGGTAGTTCTTTGACAAACCGTTATCCAGGAATAAACGACCTTCGATATAAAGATATTGTTTATCTGTATCGCAATGCACCAAATGAAACACCTGCAGCTCGTATTACCATAGATTTCCTATTTCATCTTATGAGAAAGGTAGGTGTGGTTAGTAAAGTAACTTATGAAAATGGCATCGAATTTTATGATGAACCAGCTATTGAGAATTTTGATGACAATCTTAAACAGGCGCTTATAGTAGTCGCAAAGATTGTGTTAAATGAAGAAATTAATTCAAATCTTTCTGGTATTGTGCCTCGTTTTGTGACAAGTAAAATGGAGCCTTCATGGAAAGCCACTAACTTGCTTTCGGCCTTATATTTTTCAATATTTTATATGAGACCCGGTTCTGAAATATATAGAGAATGCGCTAATCCTGCTTGCAATAATCATTTCTTGGTTAAGACCTCAAATGGACGAAAAAAATATTGTAGCCCTAACTGTAGAAATGCAACTGCCCAGCGCAATCACCGGAAAAAAGTAAAGAAAATGGCTCAAAAATAAAAAATCACCGTCACTATGCAGTCCACATAGTAACGGTGATTTTTTATTTTTTTCTGTATACTTATGATTAATAATCTGATCCAACTGATACACTTATTTCAGCCTCTGTAGGTAAATTCCCACCATTTTCAGCTAAAGCTCTCTCTATCGAATCTGCTAAGGCTATAATTTTTTTCGAGTGGTTTCCTGTGTAATGGTGCATCAAGTAATTGATATCGACCAAGATGCCTTGGACATGTTCAAAAGTATTATCATGCCCTTTCCACTCACCAGTACTTTCACCACAATTTTCAAATATACCAGACAAATCAAAAATATTTTCTCGTGAATTGTATGGCATCAAAAATGCATTGTATACCGTTGGATTATTGCCATTTTCATCTTTGAATTTATTATTTGTACTTATATATTCACCATAAGTTATCTGCTTATGTATAGATCTACCCTCTGGCAGATGCATGGGTTCGCCAGTTAATCCATATCTATAATACTTTGCGTCTAAGACATAGATTTTGTTATTGCAAACCATGATTGTATCTGGCCTAAGAGCTTCAAATGTTCTTGTCTTACCTTTTTTTAGGTGCCAGGTTGCCTTTGGAAAATATGAGTTTTTGTTACTAACACCAAATACTCTGTCAATAAGTTTTTCCCATACATACTCGAAACTATCTGTCCCAAAATAGAATTGACGTTTGTTTGTCTCTTCATCTATATACTTAAGCATGGCAATCATTGAAGTGAAAAGACGTTTATCTTTATCATTATTTGTTTTACCTAATTTATCATTTAGTTCAATAAGAAACCGTTTTATATCAATCGGAAAATCTGGTTTAGGTGGAAGATTTGGTGTAAACAACCATCCTAATTTTTGAAAACTCTCATATACACAGTACTTGTGGATTTGTGTTATCAGATTACGATCATTCGGTGTAGAATCCCTTACTGTCTGTTTTAAATAAATAGGCGAATTGTTAGCCTGCAACAAAGGTTTCTGCTGACGAATTGTTTTAGCCCAGTCGGTGTTACCACGATCGCTAGTTTTATAGATAGGCTCCTTCTCTGTGTAATATGATCGTTGCTCCAAATAGTAGTTTATTACTTCCATATATGCATTGACAGGAAAATCAACGGATTGAGGAGCTTCAAACTTTTTCATATGGAGAACTCTATCATTTCGGACCGTAAATTCTGATAGTACGGATATTAGGTGCAAAATATCTCTTCTTCGTTCATGCTCTGTGTCTGGCAATTGATAACCCATAGGAAAATAGACCATCGCATTTTCAGAATCAGCCTTGATGCCTACAAAGCGATCTCCTTCTTCATTCGTATTAACATGGCACTTGCTCTTCAGTAATTCAGTGCTTATTTCCATAGATTATCACCACCTTACTCAACAGTACTATCAATTGAATCCTGGGTTAGAAAAGCGTCAATAATCTCTTCTTTAAAAACATCTAGACGATCATTGCCTGTTGCTTTTGCAGAACTCCTAGAATTAAAGTGATTAACTACTTCTTCTAGACTCTTATAAATTGTATTTTTGAAAATATCCTCCCGTGAAAATTTAAAAGCATCATCCCATAAATATTTAAGAACTTTTTCAGCAAATCTATAATTAAGCAACCTTGCTTGAATTTGCTCTTTTTCAGATAGGTCATTATTGTCTGCTTCTTCATGATACTCTAAGTCGGCAGCTCGAACAAAATATGCTCCTAGTCTCTTATCTTCTGATGAAGTCATACGAATATTTTTGGTGACAATTTCATTATTGATAACTTCACAGAACCTTTGCCAAGTAACATCAGTGTCCAATATAGTAGTTGTAGCATAATCATGTCCTTCAAATGTATTTTCTATCATACGCATGTTCCAGCGACGCTGAAAAGCAGTATCAAGAGTAAACACATTCTGATCCGATGTATTCATTGTTCCAACAATTGACATGTTAGAGGGGATACGAACTTTTTTATTAGGATTACCATACACAATATTTGCAATATCAACATTCGTAATTCCATACTCACTAGTTCCATCATCATCACGATCTAGAAGCTGAAATACTTCACCGAATATTGCCGGTGCATTACCTCTATTAATTTCTTCAATTACAAGGAAGAACATTTTATCGGGATGAGTATATGCTTTTTTCAGCAAACTAGTGAACGGTCCTTCAGTAAACATGTAACTAACAATACCATCAGCTACATTCGGAAGAATCTGACCAATAAAATCTGAGTATGTATAGTCCGGATGAAATACAAGACGTTCCATTCTGCTTTCATCATCACAATACTCTTTTTCAATTGTCCAACTCTTACCAGAACCAGGAACACCATATAATAATGTATTAACTCCACCTTTAAAACGTTCAACATTATCAAAGTCTACTTCGATTTCTTCCTTATTATCTTCAAAAAAATCCGTATCCAAATCAATAACCTTTGTTTTGGTTATGTAAGTTGCATATTTATTTTTATCTTTCGCCATTTCCATGGCTTCTTCTTGTGAGACCTCTTTATATTCCAAATTACACATGGCTAATAACTTTTCGCTCTTATTTTCCCACTCTGTGGATAACTTGAAATGGTCTTTGTCAATTTGAGTAAAAAAATTAGTTGCTACTAAATAATGGAATATCATGTTTCCTTGCTCGATTTTTTTCTCAATAGGCAACGTTTCTACTATAACACTTTTCGGTATAGCACTATCTATAAACCCTTTAGATATTGCGCTATTTAATATTTCATATAAAAAATGATGATAAACACTCTCTCCATTCTTTGTGAAAAATGTAAAAAGGTTTGTAAATACTATTCCAATATATTCAGATACTGTTATTTCATACTTTGCTACTTTTATTGCAAGTGGACTTAACGTAAAATCGCTATCTTGCCAAATTCCCATCTCGTATCCCATGGTATAGTGACTCTCGAATTGATCCGCAATATCTCGTTCACCTTGCCCATAGCTACCAGCACCACTGTCACTACCTTTTATATTTTCTCTGAAAAGTTCATATGCACTTTTTAAACGATTAGCAACTTCTGACTTTCTATTTTCTGTTTTTTTACATTATATGTTGCCATGATAAAAGACATTAATGAATCTGCTTTGTTAGTACGTATGAGTGCGTCAAATTTAGAATCACTCCTTGAATCTATAATTGGCATTTTGAAACCTCCTCCCAATTTTGATGGAAATCTAATTTCCGATTTTCATTCTCATCTAGATAAATTAAAAAATCTCTAACCGCAGATGACAACCTTCTTGCAAATTCTGGCGGAACAGCATTCCCTATCATTTTATACTGATTTCCACGAGTAGACAAAAATTCAAAATCATCTGGAAATGACTGAAGTCGAGCAGCTTCCCTAACTGTTATGGTTCTACTCTGTTGAGAATCATAATGTATAAATCGCAACCCATCCTTATGGAGATGAGCAGTGATTGTCGTGCTTGGTTGATCTCTTCTAAGGACATGGTATTTATGCACTTTAGAGTTTCCTCCTGTAGCTTTGTTATAAATCTCATTTAATTTATCAGCACTTTGTAATTCATTCTTGCCACTTTCAATGTCTTCAGTCAATAAACCAAAGATTTCAATATCTCGTTGGTTCTGAAATCTAACCACATGTCCCCAAGTTGGGTCTCCATCCGGAACTGTGTATGATTGTCTTCCTATTCCTTTGATATATACAGGCTCCTCTAGAGGGAACGCTTTAGGCAAATCACCTATGGCTTCTTCAACAGATATTTTTTTCTCGCTTTGATACTTAGGAAGTATTTTATCGTAAAATTCAGTTAGAAACTGTTGGCATTCTTCGTAGGTATTCCCATTCTTTTTCAATCCGACCAGAATTACTCTTTTCCTGTTTTGGGGCACTCCATAATCACTCATATCAATCAAAGCATGATTACGAATATCTTCAACAATTTCATACCCTATTTTTTGAACGTCAGCTTTTATTAAATCTACAATTGGCGTGCCATCTGGCATAGCAGATAACATTCCAGGGACATTTTCAAATACAAATAATTCAGGTTGATATCTATCTACAGTTTTCAAATAATACTCGAACAAATAATTTCTATAGTCATATTTCATACCGTGCTCATCTTTTGTACGTCCAGCTTGAGAATAGGCCTGACACGGCGGTCCACCAATAATCACATCTGTCTTATCACCAATATAATAATCCAACCCTTTAGATTTTCCATATTTCTCATCATCAAACCCACTAAACAATTCGTCTGTCCTTTGCATATCAAACCAAATTACTGTGTCATTTGCATCAGAGATCCCCCATTTGGTTTTCAACCTGTTTCTCAGTGTATCCACAGGTGCTTTTTCCCACTCTACCGATGCTTGAGGTATGTACAATCCAGATTGCATGAAGCCTTCTAACAATCCTCCCGCGCCAGAAAACAAATCTACAACTTTAATTTTTCTCATTGTCTAAAAGCTCCTTCACTTTAGTAGCTACTGCTTTTCCAAGAAGTGGAGGAACCGCATTCCCTACTTGTTTATATTGTTCTTGCTTATTACCATAAAATATGAAATCATCAGGAAATGACTGTAAACGGGCCGCTTCACGAACAGTCGGAATTCTATTCCATTTGTAATGAAAATGGGTTCTGTGACCTGTATCAATTGTTCTCGAAGGCCTTTTGCTATCATACCTAGTCAGTGCCTCATTGTATTTAAATTTCCTTTTTTTAAGCTCCTCCAATGGTAAAGCTTTATAATTTTTACCTTCTGGAACTAAAGAAATTAGTCTCACGGTCTCATCGGCGTGTTTCGTCGGAGTATGGTTATATATTTTATTAGAATTTTTTCTCATATATTTTTCATATTCATTTGTCGGCGCAGAAGGATAGTCAAATACTTGATTTAAAGAAAAATCTTTCGCACCAACTAATGATGGTAAATTACCAATAGCATCTTCACAAGTAACAAACTCATTTTCAAATAGTTCCGGAAGCGGATAATTAAACTCACCTTGTACTTCATCTTTTAGAGTCATAACAAAAAAATACACGCTTTCTTATCTGTGGAATTCCATACTCTGGTGCATATAAAATTTTAGGCTCGTAAACATGATAACCAATTTGTTCAAAATCTTCCCTAACCCTCTTAGCTCCTGCTCCATTATAAAGAGTTAACATTCCTGGGACATTTTCTAGAACGACAACCTTTGGTTTTATCCTTTTGGATGCTTTTACCATAGCAGAATATAAAACATTTCTCTTATCAAACTCTTCTCTTTTTCCAGCTAAACTAAATCCTTGGCAAGGTGGTCCACCAACCAGGACATCCAATTTGATTTCCCTTTTAATTAAATAATCATATATTTTTTCTATGTTTCCATGATCAAATAAATCTAACTTCATAGCTTCTGCATTACCATGATTCTCCTTGAACGTCTTTAAAGCGGCATCATCAAAATCAACGCCTAAAACAACATTAAATCCCGCATCCATAAAACCTCTAGACAACCCTCCAGCACCAGAAAACAAGTCTACGACATTATATGTTTTTTCCGAAACATTCGAAACATTTGTGAGTTTTGCGTTTATTCCATATTCTAAGCACTCCCGAATTCTTTCTTGAATAGTTTTTCCAGTAAAGTTCTCATCTACTTGTTCATATATGTCATCTGGTATCTTTATTTTCATTTCTTTTCCGATAATTGCTGTTCTTCCAGCATTTGGGCGTTTGCCACCTCTAGTCATTTCATTTCACCTCTTGATTTAAGTAACTTAATTCACTTTTACGATTATAGCAGTTTATTATATAGAAGTCAACGTTTTTTTGATTTAAGTCACTTAATTCAAATCATCTTTTTCTTACAGCAATCCTGTCAACACACCACACTTTTGCTATCAAACTTATCAACTCACCCATCCCACATTCAAATTAGTAAATCCAATGAGCAGTTCACCATTCTTTGATATTTTCCCTCAAAGCAAAAAAACCGTGATTATCCTTCCGGCTAAAACCAGACCTCAAATCACGGAAAGCCTTTATTTACTTATCTTATTACACTCTTACTTATCTACCCTTGACATCAATACTACCGTCTCAACGTGGCACGAGATGATAAGAAGTACGTCTTTATCACATTTTTCCTATTTTTGACCCATTCTCGTTTGTGGAAACATATCTACTGTCATTCTTATGTTTATGGAAACATATCTACTACTTTTCAGTAGCATCTGATATTTGTCTTAAGATAACATTGTAGTATGTTTTCATCAAATTCCTTTCGATATCATCTACATAACTATTATGTGCAATTTTGTTTCGGCATTCCGCCATGTCATTTAATTTAGCCAGTATAAACTCTTGATTCGGAAAATAAGCTTTAAAGATATCCCAATTGTTTTCTATTACAGCACCTAAATCCTTAAAATCCAAATAAAATAGTTCTGTTCCTCTTACACTAAGCCATTTGTTAGCATCATCATTTTTTTGTCTTTCTGCAATAGTGCGTTGCAAGTTATGAGTAATAGTAAGCTGCGAAAAATAATTCTCGCCATACTTTTCCTTCGCCACTTTTTCAATAAACAGCCTTAACGAATTTTCAACCGAATACAGATATGTATATGCCTCTGCCATTTGATAACCCTTAGTTCTGATATCTTCTGGAAGAAGTTCTCCCATTATTTTATAAGCTTTAGAATTAACATTGTTCTCCAAGTCAAAAATCAAATCATCTTCCAACTCAAAGTCTTTTGTTAAATCTATTGTAAAAGAAACACTCTTAACATCAAATCCCACATCAGGAGGAATTAACTCACTACAAATAGAATCAAGCAAATCCTTATTTTCTTTTGTATCCAATATCTCTAAATATTCTGGGTTGACAAAAAATGTTACATAGGCTGCCAAAGCATCACTTCTCCCCCAGCCACCATCATAATATGAATAGCCGCCTTTTTCTATCTGCACATTTGCTCCACGTAACAGGTTAGCAAGGTCATATTTATTCTCTTTCTTTAGCATCACAATGATACCTTTCATGAGTTTATCATTTGAAAAAGGCAACTCATATGAGTAATCACTCATTTTCATTCATCTCCTTATCTGTGCTTTCAATCCAACTATATGTTTCGTTTTTATATTTTTCGTAAAACTCACCTCTATCATTGTAATGATGCCCTATTAAGTTAGGTCTAATATCATCCCTTACGGAAAGAATTAATTCCTCATCAGCCTTATTATCCACCAATGACATCATTGCCAGAACATACCCAGCATATAATCCATCCAAATATCCATCTTGATGAAAATTAGCAATTAGTAGTTCATCCGTAAGTCCACTATACCCTTTTGGAACAAGTCCCTTTTTATACAGTTCCTGGGACCACTCCGCTACTATCTCATCCACTATCTCCGGCTTGTCTGTCATTTCTTTTATTTTCATTTCTATTTTATCTGGCAGTTCAGGAATCTTGTCTTTTATTTTTTGAGAAAATACTTTAATTAGCAAGTTAACAATATCTTTTATTTCATCCTTTGCAACCAATTTTGCATCAGTTACAATATCCTCACAAAAATGTGCTGTATTCTTATTATCTTCCATGCTTTACCTCCAACTCTTAATTGTCATTGTAACCGTTTCTAATGGTATCTAGGCACTTCTTCCAATACTGCTCACGTTCCAAAATTTTTATCGGATCATAGGATAACCCAAAATACTCAAGCAACGTATATGTAAAATACTTCTCGAAATACTCATCACCTTTTTGTTCATATAAGGCAATCAGTTTCTTATTTCCACCGTGCTTGGAATCGAGGTAATTACCCCATCTTTGAGCAACGCCCCCCTCTCCCGTAGCCGAGCCAATATACAACTTTCCGGTATGAGTATCTGTCAAACAGTACACACCCGTTATTTTCTTTAATGCCTCATAATATGTAGGAAGGATTCTTCCGTTAAAGATATCATCTAAACGGTGATAGGGAAGATGAACCCTGTCGTATCCTTCAAAGGTTTCACCACTATACAAACACGGCAATATTTCTTTTACGGTAGCCTGTTCAAGATACTTGCTAAGATTAAAAACATATCGTGAGAAGGTGTTACCTTTCTTACACTTGATAATCAGTCTTCCAAACAGAGGTACATACTTTTCAAGCACATTTGCTGTTGCCCACTCATCAGCTGGTACTTCCACTATCTCTGCTGCCGAAATCAACAACCACTCGTCATCCGTCATTCTTGCAAAACTGAACACCCATTGTCCGGGATAAAAATTTCTCTGCTTTCCATACCATCCCCAGTAGGAACAATCTGCACAAGTACCGGATGCTTTTTCAGTTTCACTATGTTTGAGCCAACGGTCAAGAAACGGCTGTCCTCCACTGCCAGCTTGCATATTAAATTCTATTTTACTGTTATCTATCTCTTCCTGTGACAGGTTCAGTATTTGATTCAGTTTCAAATCCATAATCCCACCTCCCAGTCTTATTTTTTATGTTCTTCAATCCACTTAAGCAAATATGGTCTGTCATTATTTGCCCCCTTCTTCTCAAACCATTCACAACACATACGATAACATGTCCCATTGATTTCTATCGGCTTTGCATAATAATGAAGTGGTGTTTCTGACTCAGTTGCCAGCCTTAAAAGAGGGTACTGTAAGTCAAACTGCTGCTTGCTATACTCCGCTGTCTGCATTGCTTCGATTTCTTCATCTGATGCACATCCATCACACAGCATCCTTCCGAGTACCTTTTGAGCAAGCTGTCCAATTTTCAATTCCTGATAAACATCTGCATCTGTATAATCATACTCCGGAGATTCAGCCTTAGTAGTGGATGTATCACTTTTTGTCCTCTTTGCCGTTGTTTTAGCATCCGAAAACATTTTATACATTTGATAACTTCGCAAAAACAACTCCGATGTATCTGCAATTCCATCACTTACCAGTAAAATAGGTTTCAACACTAAATCGTTATACTCTTCATTAGCAATAATACGAAATGTAAAATCATATCCGCTATTTGCAACAACTCATTCATTTCCGCAATACACGGTGTAAGGTCGGAAAGTACTGCCGGATTGATTTTAGGCGATGCAAAAATAATCTCTGCTTCCCTGGTAGATAAATATCCATGTAGACAAAATGCTGTTCTCGCACATTTCTCAAGCACTTTCATAACCGTAGTATCACGACTGCCATAGTTTAATCCCGCCTCATGAAACGCAACATCTACAGCATAATATTTCATATCATCCGGTTGGATGGATATTCCCAATACATCACATTCTCCCTGTTGCAATAACTGAGATAGGGATGCATTCCGCTTGAAAATTGCATAGCCGTATTTCTGTGAATAATGATTGTCCACTAATGCCATCAGTTCTTTTAATGCATCTGCATTGGACAATTGCCACTGTGATGATACTTTCCAATTGGTTTGCACGATTTGACACTCTTTCACATGACGCAACCATGAATAAAATAGTGATTCGCCCATTTCTATTTTCATATTCCATCTCCAATCAGTTCTACCTTATGCTCCAAAGAATACTGTCAATCTTTTTGATGTTTGATATCCCTTTATAATCTGGTAACACACGGTCAAATTCCCGGATGCATTCCTTTCCTTTTTCCGATTCCAGGAAATCTGCATACCACTTTTCCATATCAGCATAAAGAATAACCGCATTCTTCAATTTTTCTTTCTTTGTTGCACCTGTTAGTTTCATATTCAAATTCTGAACAACATATCGGTCCCATATTGGCTTTTCCGGAAGTATCGTTGCCAGCATTTTACTTGAAAAAGATGGTTCTATATTTCCGGTGCATTCAAAAAGATATGTAATGATATCCTCAAAAGTTGGTGTACCATTCTTCGCACTTTCAAAATATTCATAATAGAATTTTCTCCAGCTTTCATTGCGTCTTACTATATAAAATCCATTGAATGTGCGTTGGAAATCCATATCTGTAGCCACATTGGTATTATTTACTTGTTCCATAATGTATTGGTATTTATCAAGTCCCATACTTGATGCCAAGCGGTCTTGAAATACCTTACTGACATTAAAACTCATATCCATTGTATTTACCTCGCAAGACCACAATCTCAGCCTTCTCGTTTTACATAGGTCAACTCAATATCGTACCCAAGAGCCTCCAGCATCTGCACAAAAGTCTTATTTACAACACCATCCTGCTTTTTAATGATACGATTCACATACTGTCCGGTAGTTCCGATGGTTTCCGCAAGTCGAGCCTGTGTGGTTTCATTCTCTATACACTTTACTTTTACATCTACTTCTATATTATTTTTAACCATTTATTTGCCGCTCCCATTCGTAAGGCTTGTTAGTTCTAACACAAATAAGATAATTTATTATATCACGCACCCCCAAAAATTACAATATATGTGCATGACGTGCAGATGAATTTTTTGTAACAGAAAACACCCTGCATTTCTGCAAGGTGCTGACTGTAGGCATATTCTTTATCTTTTCACATCCACACTTGTGCCGGACTTAAATTCAACTGTGAATCTGTCCTCATAAACCGTGATTTTTTCAATCATTCGTCTGACCAGTGTTTCGTCATATTCTTCAATCTGTTTCGTCTGTTCTGCAAGGAACTGCTGCATCTCTGCTATCCGCTGTTTCAGACCCTCACGCTCCGCATTTTCAACCATTGCATTCTGTTTCAGTTCACGCAGGTGGTCTATTTCATCGGCAAGGTCATTATAGTCCTGCTTGGCATTGGCTCGTTTCAAAAGTTCCTTCTGTAATTCTTCCAACCTGGCATTGATGCTTTCCAGTGAACCATCATCTTCCAAAGCAAATACTGTGGCAATATTCGTTTCTAATGCCTCCAGCATTTCATCTTTACCACCAAGTACCATGTTAATGGCTTTTACCACTGCATTCTGTAAGTCGGTTTCCTGTATGGTAGGTGCATCGCAACAGCCAGGGCCATGTTCTACACGGTTTACGCAACGCCACACAATGGAATGTTTGCCCCGGTTGTTCCATGCAATCCTGCGATAAATATCTCCGCACTTAGAGCAGTAAACAATGCTGGAAAGTGCATACTTGCTGCTATAAACCCTTTTCTTGCGATTTTCCCCGCTATGCAGATTTGCCCGTCTGAGCATTTCTTCCTGCACCTGCATATAAATGTCACGGGGAATAATAGGTTCGTGGCTGTTTTCCACATAATACTGTGGAACAATACCATTATTCACAACACGCTTTTTGGTAAGGACATCCACCGTATAAGTCTTTTGAAGAAGTGCATCACCAATGTATTTCTCGTTTTTCAGGATTTTTTTGATGGTTTCCGGACGCCATTTGGTTTTCCCTGCTGCCGTGAGTATCCCATCCGCCTCAAGACCTTCTCCTATTTGTTTCAGGCTTGCACCCTGCAGGTATTCCCGGTAAATGCGTTTTATGATTTCTGCTTCATCCGGCTCAATAATAAGATGCCCGTTTTCATCTTTTGTATATCCCATGAAACGGTTGTGATTAACCTGCACCTCGCCATTCTGGTAACGAAACTGCAGTCCTAACTTTACGTTTTTGCTCAGGGATTCCGATTCCTGCTGTGCAAGACTGGCCATAATGGTAATGAGAACCTCTCCTTTGGAATCCATTGTGTTTATATTTTCTTTTTCAAAGAATACGGGGATATTCTTTTCTTTTAACTGACGGATATATTTCAGGCAGTCCAGAGTATTTCTTGCAAAACGGCTGATGGACTTGGTAATGACCATGTCTATGTTGCCAGCCATACATTCTTCAATCATCCGGTTAAACTCTTCACGCTTTTTGGTGTTGGTACCCGAAATACCATCATCTGCAAATATCCCGGCAAACTCCCAGTCATCATTTTTCTTTATGAGATTGGTGTAATGCTCCACCTGTGCATCATAACTTGTGGCCTGTTCATCGCTGTCTGTACTGACACGGCAGTACGCTGCGACCTTTAATTTCGGCTTTTCTTCCCTGTTCACGGTATTGCCGACACGCCTCCGTGCCGGAATAACTGTTATATTCTTACTCAACTTTTTCCACCTCGCTCTCTATCAGGCTGTATGCGTATTCCGCCTGTTCAAATGGATCTGAAAATTTTACAGGAACTTCCTTTAATGAAAAATGTGTATCCACTGTCATGTTCGGCCTTTTCTCCAGTTCCCGAATCCTGCCAAGCTTTCCTGCTCTTGCAATGCGTATTTCTTCAGCCTTATCAAATAATTCCTTTTCAATAATGGCGGGGTAATATTCATCTCCAGGGTAGTGTATATTTCGTAGCATTCGCCCGGCACTGCCATGGAAAATTTGAAGTCCTGCTTTCTCTGCCGCAGTTTTAAGGGCAAGTCCTGAAATATAACCCTCGAATAAAGTTCTTACTCTCTCTGCCTGCTCCTCATCGATGACTGCTTTGCCGTCAACAATCTTGTATCCATATGGTATATGTGCCACTATCTCACCAGCCTTTCTTTCAAGTTTAATCCGCATTTCATCACAAATATGATTTCATCCCTCGATACCACGATAATGCTTTCAACATGGGCAAGAAAAACATCGTCATCATATTCCGTAAATGTTCTGCCTCCGGAAACAGCTTTGATCAGTTTTTTCAAAGCATCCACCTTCGTTCTGTCACCACTAACGGAATTCATAACATTGCTTTTCTCGTTCTGTAAACGATGCTCTTCCTGAACCAGCCTATTGTTTTCACTGTTAAAGAGTGCAGGCTCTAGCAGCCCGCTTGCCATAAGGCTTGTCAGCACCTGCCTTTGTTCCGTATTCTTTTCCAGTTTGTCTTCGTATTCCTGTATCTGCAACAATCGGTCTTTATCATCCAGTCCCTGCAGATTATGAAGTAAAGGCTTTAGCACAATCTGATGGGCAAATGCCAGTTTATTCATCATGGTAAGAAATGCAGCTTTGATACCTTCATCTGTGATGTATTTCATGGAACAGGAATTCTTGTCCTCAATATGACGTGTGCAGCACCAGGCTACATAATTGCCACTCGGTTTATAATGCATTCTGCGTTTGAACACTCCACCGCACTCACCACACCGAATCCTGCCGGAAAAACCATAACGGTTTTGGTAACGCTGTGTGTTTACCCCGTTACCTTTTTCTTTTCCACGCTGGTTCAGTACTTCATTGGCTTTTTCGAAGACCTCATGACTCACAATTGCCTCGTGATGCCCTTCACATAAATACTGGTCGCATTCCCCTTTATTCAAATGACGGGTAAAACTGCTGTCCGTATAGGTTTTCTGAAAAATGGCATCTCCCGTGAACTTTTCATTGCGGATAATGGCGTTGATGGTTCCGGGCGTCCAGTTACCACCTTTTTTACTTGCAACACCCCGCTCATTCAGTTCCTTTGCAATGGCGTGTGTACTTTTTCCTGCAAGTGTATCAGCAAATATCTGTTTTACAACTTCTGCCTGTTCCGGCACAATCACCATCTCACCGTTTTCATTCTTATATCCATACGGTGGGTAGGAAATGATAAAGGTTCCGTTCTGAAAACGTTTCTGTACAGACCATTTGCTGTTTTCGGAAATGGATACCGATTCACTCTCAGCAAGACTGCTCAAAATGGAAAGCATCAGCTCGCTCTCCATGGCACCTGTGTTAATGTTTTCTTTTTCAAAAATCACGATTACCTTTAAATCCAGCAGTTTTCTTACCAGTTCCAGACAGTCTGTCGTATTTCTGCTGAAACGGCTGATGGACTTTGTAATGACCAGATCTACCATACCTTTTTCACAGGCATCCACAAGGGAAAGCAAACCATCTCTGCATTCCTTTTTCGTACCCGTGATGCCTTCATCATAATAAAGACCCGCATACTCCCATTCATCATTGGATTTGATATAATCCTCATAATGTGCTTTTTGTGCCTCAAGGCTGATAAGCTGTTCATCACTTGCCGTGGACACTCGGCAGTATGCTGCAACACGGATTTTTTTCTTCGTGGATAAGACCTTATTTTCCTCGATTTTTGTTATTCTTTTCATCATCTCACCTCACTTTCGGTATGGACATATTCCCGTAAAAGTGCCGTAATATCAAGTCATTCAGGACATAATCTCCACCAGATACGGAGAGAAAGTTTTGCGATTCTTCTCTGTTATCTTGTCAAATTCATCCACAGTAATCAGACCTCTCTCCAGCATCCGTTTCAGCAGTTTCTGTGCCATGCAGTATTTATAATCATTTTTTAGCTGTTCTTCTGTCATGCGTGGCTTTATAAAGGCAGGAGAAACTCCCGGTTCTGTAATCTTCGTTACAATTCTGTTTTCGTTTATCATAAAAAAACACCTCCTGCCTAATAGCCCCGGCAGGAGGTAAAATTGGACAGTCTGTCTAATCTTTTTTATAAAATTCCGTTTCATAACCATCGGCTCGAAGTAGCAGTCCCTTAATCCATGGTGGTGTTCTTCCCATCTGTTCACAGATGGCATCCACCGATACATCCTTACTGCATTCAATAATAAGTTCATCATGGACGTGGCCACAGATAAAACAGTGTGACAAAGTACGCATGGCATAGGCAAGAATATCACGACTGATGGCCTGCACGATGTTTTCCACAAACTTAGGTCCGTAGCTTTCGATTCGCTCCCATTTCTTTGTAGCACCGACCCCTTCATAGGTCACTGACTCGCCACCGAATTTATTTTCTCCCATGCGGGGTTTTACATAGGAAAGCATTCTGCCGGATGGCAGCTTTATAAACAGCATACCGCTTTTGCATATAAAACGTATGCAGTTAACTTCTGTAGCAATTTTCTGCTTAACAGCTGTTTTTACAGCTCTGTCAACATCCCACCAGAACTGTACTATCATCGGATTGGCACTTCGCCACGCATCTACAAGTGGCTGCAGTTCTTCTTCGGCAAGTCCCATGTCCAACGCTCCCATTGATTTCAAGGCCCCGACAGAACCTCCATAACCAAGTGCCAGCTCCGCAATCTTACCTTTCTGTCTCAGATGATTGTTTACACCGTGCTTTTCCACAGGAACATGAAACATCTGACTGGCTGATGCACAATAGATGTCACCACCATTTGCAAAGACTTCTGATCTCCATGTTTCCCCGGCAAGGAAACTGAGTACTCTTGCTTCAATGGCACTAAAATCCGCCACCACAAATTTCATACCTTTTCTCGGAACAAAAGCAGTACGGATAAGCTGTGACAGTGTATCCGGGATATCCTCATATAAAAGTTCCAAAGCATCATAATCGTCTGCCTTTACAAGGGAACGAGCCTGCTCCAAATCCGGCAGATGATTCTGGGGAAGATTCTGCAACTGTATCAGTCTGCCTGCCCATCTTCCTGACCTGTTTGCCCCATAGAACTGGAACATTCCTCTGGCACGTCCGTCTTCACACACGGCATTTTCCATTGCCTGATACTTTTTGACCGAGGATTTGGCAAGCTGCTGTCTTAATGTCAGCACTGAGTTTAAAGGCTCCCTGGCAGTTTTGAGTAATGCTGCAACGGTCTTTTTATCAAGAGATTCTGTTTGTAATCCATTATCCGAAAGCCACAATTTCATCTGCTGCACTGAGTTTGGATTTTCAAGTCCCGTCAGCTTTTTCATTTCCGTAATCAGTTGATTTTTGGAGTATTCATCAATGGAGATGGCATTTGTCACAACATCCATGTCAAGGGCAATGCCACGGTCATTGATTTCCTGGTCAAGGCAGTATTCCTCCCACACAAAGTCAGGAACAGGAAAATTTGCAAGTTTACCCTGAATGGCCATTTCAACTTCAACATCACGTTTGTTATAAGAAACAAACAGTTTCCATTTTTTAATATCGTGCTGTGGAAGATTTCGCTTTCTGCCACCATTGACTTTTGTAGGTTTACAAGGCATACAGAAATAACGGATGAGGTCTTTTCCCTCTTTCAGTTTCTGTTCTTCCAGTCCAAGCACAGCACCGGCTCCTGCAAGGGAAAGTGGCAGTCCCATATAGGCAGACCACACACAGGAGCATCTCCATGAAGACGGGTCAAGGTAATCTCCGACACTGTCCTCCGAGATACTGTAACTGCTAAAATACTGCGGATAATGTTTCTTAAGATATGCCGACAGACAGACTCTTTCAAACTGTGCATTAAAGGCCCATTTCAAAACAGTATCATCCGTCAGTGCCTTAAGGATTTCATCCGGGATGGATTCTCCCTGTGCCAGATCCACCACCTGAACTGCTACACCATTTACCGAATAGCCAAACAATAACACTTCAAACACAGGGGACTGGACATATTTATATACACCGCATTTCTGCAGGTCTACATCAGAAAATGTTTCTATATCTATCGATATTGTCTTTATTTTACTCATAACATTCCTCCAATACTATGACAAAGGCGGCAAAGATAAACTCTGCCGCCCCGCCACTCATTTATTGAAACAGGATTAAGACAGGAATCCCTCGTCTTCCGTGGCAAAATCGTCCTCGGCACGGGACTTGCCACCAAGAGGCTCTCCATCCTTAATCTTCTGAAGGTTGTTAAGACCACAGGCAATTCCCTTATTACCATTGGAGTTGAAAGCATAAAGGTTAATGCTGGCACGGCCATAAACACCACTGTACACTTCACTTCTGTCGATAATAGGCTGACAGCCTGCATCTACAATGCCCGGTGCCGATGCACTGTTGGCATTGATAAAATAACTGTCTGCATACGCAGGGTCATCCGGTCTTTCAGCATCTCCATCACGGAGAGGGGTTTTAAGTACCGATAGTGCAGGAACGGTTTTTCCGTTACCTTTCAGTTTACCCTGTCCTTCCTCATAAGCCGCCTGAATTGCTGCCTGAATCTTTTCTACCGTTTTGGTATCAGATTTAGGAATGATAAGGCTCACGCTGTACTTAGGAGTACCACCGTTAATAGACTTAGGCTCCCACACATTTGCATAAGACCATCTTGTTTCTGGACCTGTAATTACCTTCATTGGGTTGTTCATTGTTGACATATTTTTGTCCTCCTTAATTTTTACTAAAATCTTCAACTGCTGTATTCATTTCCGGACGTTTGTCACTCTCCGGTACGAGTGTCGGTTTGCCCTGTGGCTTGTACACAAGACTGCCGAGTAATTCCTCGAACTTTTTCTTTCCGAGAATTTTCTGCATAGCCGTAATACCCGCTACTTTCTTTTCATACGGGTCAAAGCCAGCATTTGATACCACATCTGCCACCTTGGTTTCATCGGTGTACTTACGGTTGGAGCGTCCTTCCACAACCTTAAAGCCAGTGTATCTGGTTCCGCTGACTGCCTGCTTGAGGGCATATTCCTTTACATCTTCTGCCCAGGAGGTAAGTTCATCCACTTTGGACAGGATAACTGCAATCTCCTCCTCACTTAATGTTGCAGGCATTTCAAAATCATATCTGGCAAGTTCCATGTTGTATTCCATACGCTTGCGACAGGTTGCCTTGACCCCGCAGAACTTACAATGCTCACCTGCCTTAAATTCTCCTTTGCCTGCGTAGGCAAGTGCTGCGGTAGGAGCAAGGATTTCGTCTGCCCACTTCATAAGTTCTTCCTTTGAAATCGTATAGGTACTGATGTTTTCACGTCTTGGCTGATAAATTGTCATGCTGACGGTATCCACATCATAAATACCATCGAAGAGTTCCAAGGCTCCAAGAGCATAACACATCATTTGAGGGTTCTTCTCTGCTGACACAAGCACACCAAGTCCATGCTTGTAATCAATCACAGAAACCGTTCCGTCTGCTACGATAACGCAGTCCCCGGTACCGAATCCCTCTTTTACATATTTGGAGAAATCCAGTCTTTGTTCAATCAGCACTACCGGGTCAGTGCAGGTTTCCCTGACCTTTTTAAGTTGCTCCGCCACAAAACCCGCATATCCGTCAGCACATTCTTCCATCTCCTCATCATAATAGGAAAGGTTCTCCGTAGGATCTTTGGCATCTATGCCGAGCAGTTTTTTTAGCTTATACTCACAAAGAGTATGTGCGTCCGTTCCTTGTCTGGCATATTCGCTACCCTTATCTTCTTTATCAGCACAAAGTCTGGCTGATGGCGGACAGGCAAGCCATCTGTGGCTGCTTGATGCAGAGAGCAATGCGTGTTTTCCCATATCACAGCACCTCCGCATCCGCAAGCAGGGCTGCATATTTTGACGGGTCAATATCCGACAGTTTGTCTGCCCCATATTTAATCAGGAGTTCCTTGACCTTTGCCGTATGTCCCTGACGTGATTTTTCTGCCAGCACCTTACGGACATCCGTAATGGATAACTGCACTTCCTTATTCTCTTTGGTTTCCTTGGTTGGCTCTGCCTTGTCTTCTTTGCAGTCAGAACTAAACATCTGTGTCAGCGTTTCAGAAATGCTGATAAGAATTTCTCCACAACGCTTTAATTCTGAAAGTTCTGCTGCAAGTTCACTCATTTTACTCATGAACTTGTCCTCCTTCCTTGATTTCCGCTATAGCCAGTTCCGAAACGGTATCACCCGGTACGATAATGGTCAGTTTTTGCTTATCACCGAGAAGAAAACGCAAGAGGCGTTCTCGCACGGTAATATTGCGGCAACTGACAACACCGTTCTTTTTTGGCTCTTTGGAAACACTGATTTTCAAATTATGTTTCATATCCGTCACCTCTTTCCGAGGGTTTCTTTTCCTGTTGCCCTCTACCTATTAGCCTTGGGAAGAGGACAAATTGGACAGACTTTTTCATTTTTTTCAAAAAAAATAAGACCCGGAAAGATTTCTCCCTCCGAGCCTCATAAAACCAGCATATTCAGTTATCCCAAAAGTTTATTCACTTTCTTCTGCACAGCAGCATAATCATATCCGGCAGCCGTAAGTTTCTCCTTACGCTCTGCTCCATTCCCCCAGTCACCACGGATGACTTCCTTTGCAATCTCATCAACAGATTTTAACTTTACTGTTTCTTTCTTCTCTGCAACAGTTTCTTGCACAATACAATAAGAAGGATTCTCAAGCCAAATCCATCCTGCTCCACTCTTGAGCCTGCCCCATCCGTCCTTTACTTCCACAATGGTAAAGACACCCTTGCCTGTCTGCCCATTGACCTTTCCTTTCATGGAAGGCTGTGAACGGTAATTCAAATCATCCACAATGACTTTTACCGTAAATGGTGTAGCCGGGAAATCCGTTACCGTATCTGTTGTTAAAGGTTCAGAAACAGCAGCATCGGAAACATCATACTGTGTCAGATTCCACTTCTCAATGATGGAGCATAACTTCTCCACATAAGTAAGCGAAGTCGCATAACCTCCATCCTTGATAAGCTGTGCCACTGCCTTGTAATCCGTCATACCCTTGATGCCCTTATAACGGAGTGACTTTCCGTTCTTGGCTCCAAGCAGATATGCAGAATGGTCTGCAACGGAATCTTCCACGCAAGGATACTTCCTGAAATCAGCCGTGATGGTTTCATATGAACCATCGGCATTCTGTTCCTGTGTCTTCTTGGTATAAACGGATGTGCCATCCCAAGTAGAGCCTGTCCATGTGTTCCCGGACAAGGATTTCTTCATGCCAAACATATTATTGGCATTCTGACCGAGTTCGCTCTTTCCATATCCACTCTCAAGAATAAACTGTGCAGCCGAGATGGATGCAAGGATATCACTCTTCTTCATATCTTCTCGACACAATTCTCCAATAACCGACACAGCATCTTTCTCTGAAAGTCCTGCGAACACAGATGCCTGTGTACCCTCTTTCTTGTTTTCAGTGCCACCCATTGCAGATTTCACGGCTTTACGGAAGGTATCCATTGTGTATCCCATTCCAAGCTGTGACCACAAATGCTCCGGGTCACCGTGGTTGGATGCTATTCCCCTGCTGTGTCCTTCCTTGTGGCTGATGATGACACCATCAGCTAGTGGATCTAAAGAAAACTTCTTACAGAGCATAGCAAATAACTCCACGGCTGCCTTGTAGGTTCTTTCTGACACTTCCTTTGCCGTAGCAATATCAGAACATTTGAATGTCGCACCACCCGTATATGTAATGCAGGCAGGCTCACACATCTCCACTCCGATATGGGTATTGTTCGCAGAACCATTGATGGATGAACCTGAGTGCCACCCACGATGATTCCACGGAAGTGTCTGATAAACCGTGCCGTCATTTCCATCAATAAAGCCATGAACACAGGCTCTGTCAAATGACGGACTGTTCCAGTTCTTGATAAAAGCAAGAGCACTCGGCTGGGAACATCCAACCGAGTGCAACATAAGACCTTTTACTTCAATTTTTCTCCCTGCCGTATAGCATGGATTCTTTGTAAGAATACTCTCCACAAGTTTCATTACTCATCACTCTCCTTCACTTCCGGGATACCTGCGATACTTGTAAGTAGTGATAAAATGCCAGCAAGTGCTGATTCAGATGCCACCATAATCCAGTTCACATCTCCCAAAACGGCAGATGTACCGATAGTTGCGACCGCTGTCTGAGCCACGGTCTTGACTGCTCTGATTCCGGCTGCTTTCAGCCAGCTCTTCCAATAATTACTCATTATCCTGTTCCTCCTTGTTTGGTTTTCTGTTTGGCAGTTTCAATAATTCTGCCCGTCTGCTGTCGAGGATTCCGTTCTCGCCAAGGCTGTGATATGCCTGGTACTGATTTTCCCAATCCTCCATGTGTTCCTCTGAAATCCAGCCATCGTCCATATAGAAATGGTACTGTTCCAAAAGCTGTGACCTCATCTGTGCCTGTTGTGCCTTTGCCAGCACTTTCAGCTGTCTGGTGTATTGCAGACAACATCTGATACACCACACTGTCATGGCAAAAATGGAAGGTATTCCCAACGCACCAAGCCATGTAATGAGTTCCATAATTTTTTCACTCATGAGCCTTCCTCCCTTCAAATTTTTGCATAATAAAAGCACCTACCATTTCTGATAGATGCTTACTGCTCCTCAATCGTATATGTGATTTTCATTGTCTTGTCTGCCGTCTTAATAACCGAGGTAGACAGATTATTGATGGTGGCAAGATACGGTGTCCTCATAAAGAATTCCCTTCTTACCGACCTACTGTCATAGCCACCATAGGAAATAAAAAATGGACCATACTCAAAAAGTGGAGTCCCGGAATACCCTACGGGCATCGAGTTAGCACACTTATAAACCGTGTCATCGGACGCAATTCTAAAATCAGAACCGCAGACCCAGTCTCCAAGAACAAACATATACATACTAGTATTTCTGTAATATGCGTCCTGACAGCTATAGTTGGATGTAAATCCCAGCTTTATCTGAGTAACGTCCGCTGCATTATTCACATTAATCTTGTATACTGACTGTTTATTGTATGCCATCATATATAGATATCCGTTCAGCAAAACACTCTGAACATTTCTGCCCGGCCACGTATTATACCCAGAACGATATCCTGCATTCTGTAACTGACAGTTATCCAATGTCCATGTACCTTCCGAAAATGAATAATCAGATTTCTTTATCTTTATCCACTTTACTACTGCATTTCCACTGCTGTTTGCATCATGCCAGAAACCATACCAATATCCATCCTTACCATCAAAGAAATCATAATTACCACTGTTATTACTTGGATTACTCATAATAAATATCGTAGGTGTAATCTTGTTTTCTTCCATAATAATTATCTGGTTATCAATCATGGTATCATTCAAACCTACTGTTCTGTATGCCTTTCTGATTTTCTGAATAACAATTTCATTACTGGTATTCAAGCCAATGGTAATCATGTAATTTCCTGTAAAATTAACTTCCACTGCATTTATGTACGCAGTTCTGATGGTTGCATTGGCATCAACCCCCATACTCTTCATATGCCACCTTTTATTCGTATTGTCATAGGCATCTCCCATATATCCAATGCCACCCCACTTGTGTGTTAAAGCCACAGCGGATATTGTCCCATTCGCCTGACTGGTTGCAAAATCCCACACGAACTTATAGCCTTTGTCCAGTTTCATGCTTTCCGTAAGGTTCAAACTTCCCCGCATGACATTTGCCGTGGAATTTACATCATTGGATGCATACCCGGTACACGGATTAGCTGACGGAGCATAATACACATTTTCATCCTCCACCAATGGATCCGCAAAAAGAAGGATTCCACCGATACCATTTTTACAAAGAGGTATCATGTTACCATTTAAGTCATTCGGACTGCCATTCATATTAAAGAGCAGCCCCTCGATATTATGGGAGAAAAAATCCGGGATGGCTTTGGTTACCATATTCTCATCCTCGTATTTCTCCACCTCGCCTGTTACGGCATTTTTCAGTTCTATAATTGTTTTTCCTTTCAGCATCTTCCCGCCTCCTAATTGATATAATGAATGATGATGCGTTTACAATACCCACCCTCAATCAGGGTGAACCGAACCATGTACTGCATCTGCTCGTTTGCAATTGCCCAGGCATCCGTTCCGATTGCCTCCACTGTTTCCCTGCTCATGCCACTTGTCTNCTCCGATAAATTGACCCACGCATTCTCAATATACGCCTTCCAAGTCTGCCCGGCATCAAAGGAAAATGCAAACAAAGTCGTATCGTCTGCCTCAATCTCAACCTTTTCTATTCCAAGGATTGTACTGTCAATCATTTGTGTATTCTTTGAATAGACAGTCTGAACAGGTGGCACAGCCTTAAGTGTAACTGCCATTGTCGGCAAATCATCCTCGGAGTCATGCCAGTATAATAATGACGGATTGACAAGTCTTGTAAGTACCTCGCTCCTTGGAAAATCCTCAAATCCCTCTGACCGAAAGATTTCTGCGGTCAGTTCTTCAAAAGTAACCTCCACCAGTTTTGTAGCTTCATCATATTTCCCTTCTGCATCCACAAACCCAAGTTTTCCATATCCACTGTTATAAAAACAGTTTCCAGACAGATTGTCATAAAAACAGACCTGCAGACTCTCATCCACACATGGAATCAAATCAAGCTGCTGTTCCTCGCCCTGCCATACCTCAATCTTTGTAATCTGCCCTTTGAAATACCTTGAATCAAGTGTGCCGTTGGTATTATAGCTTCCAATCACAAGTTCCACGGGAGCCACAAATTCTGCCTCCGTAAATTCTGCAATTACAACTCCATCCCTCTTTAATCCTTCCTTGGAAAGTTCCACTGTCACATCAATGCCGGAGTAATCATCCACTTCTGCCGTTACGGACTCCGTGGCATATTGTCCGTTCATCTGCGTGGAACTTGTAAGAAATACTCCAAATTTATCTTCTGATGTATTTGTTCTTGCTCCAAACAAAGCATAATCTCCAAATGAAGAAGTATTGAGCGTAACCACAAGCCTTGTATCCTGATCTGGAATAATGCCTGTTCGGATACACTGATATCCCTTAAACACAACGGCATCAACGAATGCTTTTTCATGTTCCGTTCTGTAATACTTTCCTTCTTTATCCGAAATCAGATATCTGTGGTCATAAGGCGGATTGATATCCAACATTTCATATTTCAAGCTGTAAACCGTACCTGTATCATCCTCATGATAGAGAGATACATACTCTGATACTCCTGCCGTAACATTAAAATTCTGATTCACTCCACCATTGATTCGGTTACTGCCAAGATAACCACTGCTCTTAGGTGGCTGTATCAGATTCAGCATAATATCCCCNGTTTCAAAAAAGAACCATTCATAGATAAGACGGACATCCAAAGAAGTGCTGTTGTACTGCGCATATCCTTCCCATCTGATTTTCAGAACCCTGTACGCATTAAAGAGGGTTGCCTCCTCCCTATAGAAATCCCACATCTTGGCATCCCTTCGGCATACAAGAAACTGTTCTGTATTTGCCCCAAGTCCTATCCAGCTGTTACCACTGACATAAAGGCTTGATGCCTTTATGCCATTAAACATGAACCAGTCCACACCATCAAAAGTCATGGTGTCATCGTCATGCCCGGTACTTACAACCAGATGCTGCATATTTTCTGTTGTATTGAGCATTTCCTCAATGGAACTGTAATTAGCCATTCTCTGACACCTCCAATTCATCAATACGTGCAAACTGCTCCGTATTGGTTACCACCTTTGCCATTCTGCCGGAATCAATAGGATATTCCTGACTTGTAAACTTATAGTCTGTCTGGAATTCGAATACAGAATCCGTCTTCACAAAATATCTGTTAAAGGTCATCTCTGCCTCATCAGCAGTTTCTATGGTTTCCGTTACAATCACAGGGTTAACTCTGACTGTTTCTGCCATCCCCATCACACCATAAGATTCCAAAGAAACCAGCGAGAACAAATCCGTAATGCCTACAGGCTTTGGAACTTCCGTATGCATCTTTACGGATGCTGTTGTTTCCCTTACAGGCATTGTTCCGGCTGTTCCTATCAGTTCTTCCAGAGTCTCTGTAAATTCAAGACGGCCGTCCCATACATTATTGGAAGAAAGTCCCTGTCCGCTTATGGTACAGATACCCTGTCCTCTGTCAATGAGTGCCGTGCCACCCGATATCCTCATTCTTACCCGGAAAGTGTTATAGGCATTTGCCTCAAGTCCGCTTAACGGATAATACAGATTCAAAATGTGTCTGCCGGAATGCATCGTTTCAATTGGCACATATGTTGTAAGCACATTGTCATTTATGATGTAGGTTACCGTAATCACAGCCTGCCCATCATCGGTAAGGTTCACATCCAGTTCTGCGTCCACAGAAGTATTCGTCTCCCCGGATACAGATGACGGAATGGTAATCGTTCCCTTTGCTTTTCCTGTCTTTGTCACGGAATCGGCATCCACCTGCAGTAAAATGCTTGCATGGAACTGAGCATCCGTGTCCTCATTGGATGCAAACTCAATGCTTGCAATCTCCGTATCCACAGAGCCAATAGTATAAGGCGAAGCATTCATGAAAGTGTGTACTACAATCTTTCCTGCCTCCACCTGATTTAACAAACCGCTGATATTCTTGTCATTCTTGCTCTTCGCCTCTGCAAGTCTTGGATTCTTGCCAACGCACTGCAAGGTGTGTTTTCCATTGACTTTGAACTCATATTTCGTAATGCAGGTAATCTGTTTCTCGTCAGCGTGTCCCCCGGAAAAGGTTATGATATCACCGAGGTCAAATGCCGGATTGCCTATGGTAGCCGAATCAAACGGCACATAATTTATCTTTGAAATGTCATTTAACACATTGAGCAGTATTGTTTTTCTTGTTTCCGTAAGTCCAAACTGCAGTAACGGATTGACTCCCAGATTCATGGTAAGACCATCATCCGGGTCTAGTGCATAATACTCTGCCGTCTGTGTTCTGTTATTCGTGGAATTGATGGCTGTATATCTTGTAACAAAATCAGAAAAACTGCTGCTGAACCGCTGTGTGTCCGGGATATCAAGCACGGATGTATTGCCATACTTTCGAAGTTCCAGTTTCCCGACACGATTGATGGTCGCAAAACACCCAAGCACCTGTGCCACATAATAAAGAATATCCCTCCATGTTTCTATGTCATTTTCTCCATAGATACCAAGCAGAATCTTTCCATTGTTCCAGCTTTCTATCTCTTCCTGCGTGTGTGCCAGTTCCACCTTACACTCCTCACAGGCAAGGGAAAGCAGGTCATAAGCCGTACCACTGCTGACCTTGTTTTTGAATGCCTTATCAAATCGGAGCATATAATCATATGCTTTAATAGCAAGGCAGTTAATGGTTCTGTTCGCCTCGCTCACTTCAAAAATACCAAGAGGTACTTCCTCATAATTCCCGGATGCCAGTTGAAGAAAAAAACTGATGGTTACCATTGCACCTTCCAGAGTATATCTGTCCACATCCGTATAAAGAGTAATTCCAAGTTCCGCAGCATACACAGAACCAATCTCTATTTCATTATTTCCACAGCATTGGTTGGTTATATAGCCACTGCCTTTTACAATGTCTTTATTGGTAAAGGGATATTGAATGCCTGCCTTTGTGGTAATACAGCCTTCAAAATAATATGACCTGGTATTATCCTGAATTGCTGTTAAATACTCATCACTGACTGGATACATCAGACCACCCCTTTCTAAAATTCCTTTAATGTAAATGACACAGTCCACAACCCCTTAAACGAAGTATCTTTCTGTAGTCCCGACTTAAATCCGTCAATGTACATCTGTGTCTGCTTTATCTCCAATGTTCCCGTGTCAAAATATTTCACTGCTATCTTTGGTCTGTTCCGAAAGATAGTCAGTTTCTTAAGCCATGTGGGACTGACATTAAAGGAGCAGGATATTTCCACCACCCCACTCCTTACCAGATCTCTCTGCCTTGTCCCGGCTTCCGTTTCCCCTGACGAATCTGCCTCCACATCCGACAAGCCAACATCATAGCTGACAGGAAGTGGCAGGTCTTCTCCATCAAAGTTCAAATATTGAATATGTGCCATTTATCTTCCTCCGCTTCTTAGGTTTATTCTCTGCTGTGCATTCACGACCACTTCATCAAGAAGTGTTCCTCCGATATAAACAGGAATGGAAATGTTACCACCCTGCATATTGAGTCCTGCAATGGCATCATGGATTGCTCCCACAATGCTTGCCGTGTTCTGTGCAGATGAAGTCGATGTACTTTCCATAGCAGCCGATGTAGCATTCACATTTGGATTGATTACCATATCCTGTGATACTCCTTCCACCGCTTTTGCAACCATACCCTTACTCTTCTCGATTCCCTTTGCCAGTCCTTCCATAAAGTCAGGCATCCATGACTCATATTCCGTCAACGGTCCCTCATCCGGCACAGAGAAATGAAGGAAGGACTTAATCTTGTCAGCCACACTTTTTACGGCATCTCCCACGGCATTGATACAACTCTTAATACCATTTACGATTCCCATTATCATGTCCTTACCCCACTGTAATGCCTGCGAAGGAAGGCTTGTGATAAAGCTGATAGCCGTCTGGAATCCACTCTTAATAGAAGATGCAATCTTTCCCACTGTATTTTTTATGGCGGAAAGCATATTGTTGAACACGGTGGATACCGTACTCTTAATCCCATTCACAATACCGCTGATAGTTGATTTTATGCCGTTCCAGATACTGCTTATCGTACTTTTAATGGTATTCATCACCGTAGTGATTGCTGTTTTGATGGCATTCCACACTGTGGTAATGACCGTTTTGATTGCATTTACCACAGTAGTGACCGTGGTCTTGATGGCATTCCAAGCCGTAGTCATTGCCGTCTTGATTGCATTCAGTACCGTATCAATAGCCGTCTTTATCGCATTCCAGACTGTGGTAACAACCGTTTTGATTGCATTAAACACCGTGGTTATGACAGTCTTGTACGCATTGATATAGGTGGTAATAGCCGTCTTGATTGCCTCAAGTACCGTACTGAATATGGTCTTGATGCCCTCCCATATTGTAGTAAAGAAACTTGATATTGCATTCCAAGCAGTCTGTATTCCTGTTGTAATGGCCGTCCACGCATTTGTGAGTGC